TACTTGATTCCTATGGGTTATTCTTATTGTTCTTCCGAACTCAACTTGACAATCCACTTTGCCAAGTCACCTGACCACTTTCCCTACAGTGTTACCCTCGGTACTAAAGGTCTTGTGATATCCCACTTGTGTACTCGAGTTCCTTTCGAAACCGCAACCTCCTCAACACGGGGGAAGTCACTTTATCCTACTTTCGTAGTTTATTTAAGGACCATACACGGCCCATTATCTTTTATCAGTTGTCATCACCCGAAGGTTACTTTCCCTGAATGGATAATCTTACTTTTCAAAGAACTGATTGGTTTAGTTTATCAAACTAACCATTCTTCGACAATTCTCCTTAGAGATTTGTCTTCCACCTTCAGAACCATCAACAAAAACCATTTTCTCGGTAATTTTTTTCACAGTTCCGAACAAAAGTCCTGTCTGACCGTCTTTGTTTCCGATGAACATAACTTTCGAACCTTCTGTAATTTCTTTACCTTTAACGTCTTTTGTTGTTGTCATTGTGTGGGTTGTTTTGTTTTACAAATTTAAGTCAAATTTTTCAATCTTCCAAATTTTTCTTAAACTTTTTTTTAAGATTCGAGACTTGTATCTTAATCGTTGTCCGTCTCAAATCTTTTACAAATATACGGCGACTTTTTCAATCTGCCAAATTTATTTGTATTTTTTTTTAGATTTAACTTTCCGAGTATCTTTCATTACCTGTAGGTGTCAAATCTTTTACAAATATACAACTATTTTCTTAATTTCCAAAAATTATTTCTAAAATAAATTCTTTTAAACTTTTTTCCATATTTAACATAGAAATTTGCTTTTTGTTATAATATCCACATTCTGTATGTTCAAATCCATCTTCAGCATGCAATAAATTTGGTTTAATTTCATCATTAACTTCGAAATGGTACATATTAAGTATACTTTTGATTTTACCCGATTTGTACCTCTTTATCCTACCAAGAAACTTTATTGGGTCTGTTATTTCTAAGTTTGTTTCCTCATAAAATTCCCTGTAAGCTGCGTCCTTTGGGTCTTCACCTTCTTCTACACCACCCATAGGAACAGCCCATTTTCCATTGTCGGACCTTTGACAAAGTAATACCTTGTCATTAAATTGCACTACAATACCCGAACTTTCTTTCATAGATTTATATTTATAAATATGTTTGTAACGATAAAAGATAGTGTATTCAAAGTCAAAGTATGTAACTCACCTAGCGAAAAAGCTGAAGGGATGATGAAAAAAAAGTTCACAGATTTTGATGGAATGTTGTTTTTGATGGGTGAAGATTTTCATTGTTTTCATATGAAGAACTGTATTATTCCTTTGGATATTATCTTTATTGACAAAAATCTTAATGTGGGGGCAATTTTCGATGATTGTTTACCTTGTGGAACTGATAATAATTGTTTACAATATTGCGGTGAAGCAAAATATGTTTTAGAGATTGATGGGGGGTTATGTAAAAAACTATCAATCGAAGAAGGAAACAGATGTACCTTTACATTTGATATTTCTGAATAAAACTGTTAAACTTTATATTATGAAAAAGAAACTATTGTATCTATCTGCATTTATTTTACTTTGTGTAACTGTAATCGCCTTTAATGGAAAACCAAAGTCAATCTATAGTCATTACTATGAACTTGGTATGGACGAAAATTCAAAACCCTGTTACAGGATGTTCTATCTTATTGAGACTTATTCAGATAGTTTCAATGTCCCAAAGTATGTTGCTTATAATGTGGCGTATAAAGAGACAAGATATAGAGGTCCACTAGACACACTATATAATCCATATTTAACTTCAAAGGCCGGTGCGGTTGGTGCTATGCAAATTATGCCAAGATATGCTTCTTATTTTGCTGGTTTTAATGTTACAAGAAGTCAGGTAATGAAAGATTTAGAATTAAATGTGTGGCTATCGATGAAGATACTTGCAAAACACTACCAACAATATAAAAATTGGGGTCTTGCATGTGGAGCGTATAATACAGGTAAGCCAATTAAGAATAATTATGCTAAGTTCTGTGAGAAGAATTTAGATTTTACAAATCAGTGGATTGCTCAGGATTCTTTGAGGACTCTATTTTTTCCTGTAAAATTCTAACAAACTCATTCTGTAACATCTTGAGGAACTTAATATAAGCTGCGTCTTCTCTTTCGGGGTCATACTTGTACTTACCTTTGGATGGTCTTTTTCCTCTTCCAAAATAATTAAGACCTGATATGTTGGTAATACATTTATGTCCACCGCTGTTTGCCTGAATTATATCCCAAGCCGGAACTTCTATTTGGTCAAGAATTTGCCATTCGTCTTCAGTAAGTTCTGAGGTTTGTTTTTCCATTAGATACTTTATATCAGTTAGATACTTCGCACCTTTTTCCATATCTAAAAATTTCTCTCCATAAATTGCGGCAAAGTCTTTAAATGTAAAACCAACTGAACCTTCCTTAATTGAAGTTTCTGAAATATGTTTTATAGTCGAAAGTGAAACTTTTCTATCCTTTAATTGTTTTTCCCATTTTGAAAGTACCTCTTGAGCAATCTCTCCTAAATTAACACCTTTTAGTTCTCTTTCTTTTTTGAATGGATTGCAAGAAGCTTGTAAAAGTCCAAGTGGCCAAGCAATTACAAGGAAATCCGCCTCAGGATTGTTTTTGAAGGGTGTATACCTGTCATATGAGCCAGGTTTCATCATACTTCCTCCGCCGTATTGTACAATGATATTACCTTTTACTTCGGGGTAATCTTTCATCTTATCAACATAAGCTGCTTTGTTTCTCTCCAAACTTCCAACATCAGCATATCCTTTTTCAGCCATAATTTCTCTTATCTTGAGAAACAAATTTAAAAGTGACGGCTTGGATTCCATAACAAGTGTTTCCAAGAATTCTGGTTTACTCTTAAATGCGAGGAGAAGTTTGTTTGTAACAAGTCCTAACATCATTCTATTTCTTCTAGCCGATGCGTCCTTATCAAACTTAAATACATAATTCATTACAACCTCTGGTGTAATTTCATTTTTAGCGTAATCAGCACTGTCAACCATTGATATTGTTGCAACATCTTCAGTTGGAAATAAATCTGTCTTTGGTATAATCTGAGATAGGGTTTCAACATTTGACCTTGCTTGTCTAAAAGATTTTGAGCCTGTTTCCTCGGCACCAGCTTGTCTATCGTGGTGGTCAGTGTGAACAACGAACATTGGTTTACCGTGGGCAAAGTCAACTAAAACCGGCATTACTTCACCAGTTGCATCAGCCTTCTTAACAGACCATTCTTTATCCCCGTATTGGATTACTTCAACATCAACTACCTTAATCCCATTGGACTGAAGATAATCTCTCATTGCAATTGCGGTAGTAACGCCATCTAAATCTTGGTGAAAGTATATTTTTGCTTTCTTATATCTATCAGAAAGTTCCTTGATGTTTCTAATACCTGACTCAGAAATTAACTTCTTCATTCGAGGGTTAAAAGATATTTTAATTTATTGAATCCATGTAACATTTCATCTCTCAAATTTAAAAGGTCTGAATCCAACTGTGGGTCAAAAACTTCAGTGAGTTCTATTAAGAAAATGCAAACTCCGTCAATAAAATTTTGAATTGATATTTCAGAAATGTCCTGTCCTTGGATTGTATATCCTCCTTGGTAGGAAGGTCTACCGTGTTTACCCATACAAGCTTCTACAAAATCATCGATGAGTTCATCTAAGTCACTGTAAAGTCCACCATATGCTTGGTGTTTTGCATATGATTTAGTTTGCCAGTGTAAAAATTTTAGTTGTATCTGTGATTCTACAAATCTTTTAATTATTTCTGAATTATCCATGACTTTTTCTTTATAAATACACCTTAAATTAAAAAAATGGAGGTCATTGACCTCCATTTTCAAATTCAATTTCTTGTTGTTTCTTTTTATCCACAAAAGCCTGTATTCTTTCTCTTGAAATTTCTGTATAATTAGGACTAAGTTCAATACCAATCCATCTTCGGTCTAATGTCTCGGCGGCCACACAACTTGTTCCGCTACCACAGAATGGGTCCATTACAATATCATTCTTATATGTAAGAATCTTAATAGCCTTAGTTGGAATATCCATTGAGAATGTCGCTTTAGTCATTGGTCTACTATCATTAAGATATTTCCACTGACCGAACACTAACTCCATAAATTCTCTCTTGTCCTCTTCTTGATATACAACTTTGGTTTTGGATGTTCCATCCTCCTGTTCTATTTGAGTTGGTACTCCTTTCCACTGAGGTTCACCTTTCACTTTCTTAATGTGGTGTTTCTTATATGCAAGGATTACACATTCTTTTGGATTGTAGATGTATGGACTTGACGGACTCATCCAACTACCCCAAGCAGTTGTTTTACTACGATGTGGACTATCTTCCTCAAGGTCAACGATACCATAAAACTTAAACCCAATTTCTTTCATTACCTGATATACCTCAGAAACTAAGAATATTCTTCCACCCTTTTCTTGACGATTAATTTCATAAGGGATATTCAGAGCAATCCTACCATCATCTTTCAATACTTTGTATGCTTCACTCATCCAGTTACGAGTAAACTCTAAGTACTGATTAATCTCCATATCATCATCGTGAACATCGTATTTAATGTTTACACCATATGGCGGCGATGTCACAATTAAATCGACGAATGATTCAGGCATTTCTTTCATTACCTCAATACAGTCTCCGTTAATTACTTTATTTATATAATTTTCAATCATATTCTTCATTATTATCTATAACATGTTTTTTCCACCATTTTGAGAGTTTTGTGTTTGGAAAATAATTTGCAAAAACTGTTACACCCACAAAAGTTGGATAAATGATAAATGAAAATAATCCAATCCACAAAATTATATTCATTGTTTTTCTAGATTTTTAATTTTTCTATCTAAGTACCAAGCCGCCTTTTTAAGGTCTTGTAATTCCTTATCCGTATCTTTCTTACCGGCTCTTGCAACATACTTGACTACGTTGAATAGATATGCGTCCTTGTCAAGGTCCCAAGCTTCGCACACCTTCACTACCTCATATGCGTTTTCTTCTCCCCCGTAATGTTGAGGATGATTTACCATTTCTTTTTTTACCATTTTACAAATAAATAAAAGATGACCCAGTGTGCTTTTGGATTAATTTACACCATGATATAGAATTAGGCCTCTGAGTCACCTATTTAGATTTTACAACATAATATCCTTTTCCGTACTTACTTTCTTCAACAATACCTTCATCCATAAGTTCTTTCAACATTTTTTCAGTCTCTTCCATTGATGTTCGGGTGAGATGTTTTGAAATAAAACTAATATGAACTGGTCTCCTAAGTTTAGATATTAGGGTTTGCTTTAAGGAATTCATCTTTGAGATTTTCGAATTTTTCTTTAACTTCATCATCTTCAAACATTAAAACATCTTGTCTAATATAGTATTCAACTAAAGCCGGGTGGGCTGTCATTTCTTCAATTGCTTCTTTTCCTACGATTTTTTTATTTAATCCCATTTCTTTTTAAATTTAGTATTGTATTTCTTTGAATTGTATAATTTAATATTTTTCTTTTAAATGCGGGTATAAGTGAGGTCTGCATCGGGTAATCCATTGTGGTTATAACTTCAAATATAGGTAATCTTTTTTGAAAATCAAAGTATTCTATAATATTATTGTCACCTATTTCGATTGTTTTGACCAAAATAATGTTCATCTTAGAATCAATTGTTAATCTTCCCTTGTTTTCTATCTGATATTTCCATATCATTCTTTTTCCACCTTTATCGTAGTAAAAATATCCTTGAAACTCATTATAGTTCTTTTCGTTCTTAATTACTTTCAAACTAATTGAATCGTAAACTATTGTCCAAACTGCTTTAACAATATTAAAGTAGTCTAAAACTTTTTGTCCCGCAAATTTAACTATCTCTGAAAATTCATCATATTCCTTTTCATCTGTAATCGGAACTGGTTTGAATTTTAAATCTGAAAGAAGAATTTCATCGTCAACATTTTGAAGTTTCTTTTCAAAATATAAAGTTTTGAATTCACCTGATATTGATTGAAGATTTGCCAAATGAATTGATAGTTCTGTGTAGACAGGATAGATTTCAAACTTATCTATTTTCTTGTCACAATACTTTAAAAAGTCCATCAGTACGTACTGCTTATGTTCAAGGTCAATAGGTCCAGAGTAAATCCAATCAGTATTCATCTTAAATAAAGATTTCTCTTTCTTCACCTTGTATGTTGCAGCGTCTTCCATTAACTTTGTCTTATAATATAAAATGTCTCGTATCCTATTTTTACAGTTTCGTAATTATCATCATAACTTGACATTTGCCCATAACCTTCGTTTCTTACAAAGTAATCCACCAAAGAGTCTTTGTCAAGATAATCTGAAATGCTTGAGCCAATGTTAGAAAAGTATTCGTCATAGTTGTCAACATAATAATCAACTGTCTCATCAATTCTATCCTGAATTGCGTCCTCTCGATATTCTCCTTCTGGTGAATCTTCTATTTCCGATATTTCAGTTTCAATTTCATCAATTTCATTTGTTACTTCTTCATATCCTTCATTTTCAGGTTCCAAATCATGTAATCTAAGTTCAAGTTCATTTTTCTTTTGTTCCAATCTTTGTATTTCTTCTCTCTGAGCTTCACTTAATTCTTTATCCGCATCATTAAGATATGCGTCAGGATTATCTCTTATATCATTTTCATAAACATCTTCAATGTCACTTCTTAATCTATCCATATCCAAATTGTCTTTGATTAACCAATCAGAAAGACCTTCCGTTCCGACTTCATCAACATAATTTTCCCAATATTGTCTAAAGGTACTGTCAACCTCACTTTCATTACCAACACAATACTCTTGACCATATGAACTTTCAATCATTGATGTAAAACAATTCATATCGTAGAATGAATACCTTTCGGGTACCATGAAATAAACATCTGGTTTACTTTCAAGTTCAGATATTTCTTTCTCAAGTTCATCAATCAATTCTATAATTTCACTTTCCTTTTCACCACTTGCAGTTTGTCTCTCACTTTCAAAAACTTCTAACCTTGTTTTTAAATCTTCAATTCTTTCCTCATCTCCCGGTTCTCTTGCTTCAAAATCTCCATCATATTTTAAAGATTTAAATACGGCGTTTGCCTTTGCCGCAAGTTCACTTTCTTCATTTAACTCTAAATCAAAAACTTTTCCTTCTCTTCTTTCCTCGATACCTCTCATTATTTTAGCTCTTCTCTCAGCCTCTTCTCTTCTCGATATTGGTGTATTTGAATAAGATGTATATCCAACAACTTCAATCCCTTCTACTGATGATACATTTGTATTTGAGATGTCTAGTCTTCCTTGGATTTTTTTAATCGGTGCTAGTGACTTAATTGGTGTCCCACTTAAATCTAACGCAGTTGTTACTATTATATCTTTATCTTTGAATCTTTTAGTCCTACTTAATACTTCCATATTGTAGGAAGTTGGTTTTAGATACTCTTTCAATTCATCTTGTGTTATATAAAGTACCCCATCTTTTTCACTAATCTCATTAATAATGGAAAGCACATTTGATAGAAGTTTCGGACTCATGTTTTCTTTTAATATAAATATATTGATTAAAGATACTATTTCCTTTTTAAAATCAAATAGAAATATTTATTAAATAATAAACCTCAAAACTTTATTTAAAATGGGTTGTGGATGTAAAAACAATCAGCAAGCTGCTCAACAACAAGAGGAGTTGCTCAAACAAGCTCAGCAAAACCAACAGAATGAATCTGTTTCAAATGCTGTAAAACAGACTATCGAAAAATACTACCAAAAACCAAAAGGTTAGACCTTTTGTATATTTCGACTAGTCAATAAGAAAGGGGAATTTATTTCCCCTTTTTTTATATTTATAAGTAATAAACCATTAATACAAATAGTACTATGAAAGGTGGTGGTGGTTGCGGTTGCGGAAAGTAATTTCGCCCCGTGCAAATTAAACTGATTTACAATTAAGGGGGAATTATTTCCCCCTTTTTTAATATTTATTGATATGGATTTGAAAAATAATACACTTAAAGAAAAGATTATTAAAGTTTTACATGAAGAGGAGGATAAAAAAGTATCAAAGGTTGATGAAACTCTTTTGAAGGTAATTGAAAAACTTGAGAGCGGTGAAATGAATTTTGAAGAACTCGAAAAGTCATTTGCCAGTTTTGAAAATTTTATATCAATACTTAAAAAAAGAAATTTACTTAATAGAGTAAATCCTTTCGATAAAACTTACGAAGACATTCAAAACTCATTACTTTATTACTTTGTAAAAATTGACCCTAGTTATGTTGGTGTCATATCTGAAACTTTATTAGGTGATATTACAAAAATTGGGGATGATTACTACTTGGACGCCGACTATTCTGAACTGTCAGATTTATTTAGAACAACTAGAAGTGATATTGGTGATGAGAGAATTGAAAAAATATTGAGTGGTGAATATGACATTTATGAATATGGAGGAGTTTACACTGATGATGAATATCGAGATGTTTATGATAATTTAGACCATTATGCTAAAAGTGTTGTTGATGAATTTATTGTTAACGAATTAAAATCAATGCAAACTCTGAAATTTTCTCAGTATAAAAGAACACCTGATTTATTTGAAGAAATTTCTGAAGAACAAGGAACTGAAGGAGAAATTCAATTATCGGATGAAGTAGTGACCCGCTTAATGTCAGATAAAGAGTGTCTTGAATATTTGATTAATAAAGAATTAGACGAAGTAAGAAGTAATTTAAATAGTATTTATTCAAGTTGTTATGGGGATACTTTAGTTAGTGAATGGTATGATAGTTTATGGGGAGCGCTCGAAGTCGATGTAGTTGACAGTAGACAAGGTGAAGATTACCAATACCAAAAATCCGTATGGTTAAAAAATGGAACAAGGGGAACTAAGACCGCATATGGTAGAAGGTACAAAGTAACAAAATGTTTGTTTAACTTAATTGTAGGTTGGTTGGGGGTAAATAAAAATAAAAATGGTTTTAGTGAAAACACAATAGAATATTTCGGAGGTTATATAAAATTAATGAAAGATTCAATGGAATACGGACCGATGTCAGATTTGAGAGTTCCAAGATTAGATGAATACCCTGATTATAGAAAAATGAATAAATGCATAAATGATAATGTAGAAAGTTATTTCTAAGTTTCATTTATAGTCTGATTTTTTTGTCTTAAATTTTATTCATGAAAAAATACAAACTAAATTCAAGAAATGGATTATGTAATTTTTTTGCAGAATATGTTGCAAATGAGTTAAGTGAGAATGGAAAATACAATAGTGTAATATCGGTTACTGATTGTGAGACTCTAATTCTCATTAAAGGATTTACTGAGAATGAGAACATTCAAGATATTAAAGACATTATAAATAAATTCATATCACTTCATTCATCTGAATTTACATTTACTGATATAGAAAAAATCAGTACAATTGATATGGTTTCTTTTGGGGAGAAGAACAAGTTTAAAAATAAATCATTGAAGTGGAGATTTGAGAAATACGTACATTTTCCAAACTACTCGGTCAATGAGGTAATTACTCCAATTATTTCTTCAGAATTCCCGTATGGATTTTCAAAAAACTATTTAAAGAATTTGTACTTATACCTTGAACATATAGTATACAATATTCAAGATTATTTTGGTTACAATTTTATTGAATTTGAAGTTGAGGAGTATCCTTCAGGTAAAGTAGAAATAATTAATATATTAACTGATTCGGTATATCCTTACTCGAAGCTTCGCTCAATAATTTTGGACAACTTCGAAATGAACACATCTGAAATCAATGAGTTAATATCATCCCATGATTTTGTAAGAGATATGCTCTACAGTATTAATAATTCTCCTTGGTACGGGATTAAAGAAAACTCGGAGTTTAGAGTAATCTAAACTCTTTTTGAGTGTCCGACTACCTGATAAAAGTCTTTCTTACCTTCACAGTAATCTCTCATTAATATGAGAAGATTTTTGAACATAAATGCCCCTGTTGTTTGTTTCTCACATCGAATGAATAATTCAATAAGAACAGATAGAAACTCTATTGAGAACTCTCCGTATGGATTTAAGGAAACAAACTCTTGATTGTCTTCCTCTTTATATATCAAAGAGTAAGTGTCTCTTTCTTCTACCGACTTAAATGGTTCTAAAGTATCGTATTTATCAATCCAACGACTAATAAATAGGCAGACAGTCTCAGGATTAAACTGAGACTTGATTAGAAGGTCAACAATCCAGTGAGTATGAGATGGAGCCCTCAATCTCTTACCTTCTTTTTTATACTTAACAACAAAATCAAGGTCAGGTCTTTCACCTCTTGCTCCTTGATATATTGCAACAATAATCCCGTCACTCAATTTCCAATGATTAACGGGATTATGTGTTACTCCTTTTCTATTGTATATTAAACCTTTCAAACTCTTTCTTTTATAATTTTGACAGCTTCTTCAAGTGTTGGGAAATCAATATCCGCAGCAAACAATTCTGACTGACTTGGATTTTCATCGTCCACAATCATAAATGCCGGTACCAAATCATTTTTAACACTTCTGAATAATTCATATTCCTCATTGTGTTGATTAATGTCTCGGTCCATGAATTCTATATTTTCAGACTTTAGAATTTCTTTAAACTGTCCACAAAAGTGACAAGTTTCCATTGTGTATAATACTAAATGTTTCATTGAATGTTCTCTGTAATAAGTTTATTGATTTCGGGGGCACTTCTAAGACCAACAGTTGTACTAACTACACTGCCTTCTTTAAACATTTTCATAGTTGGGACTGAGCGAACACTGTATTGTCTTGAAAAATCAATATCTTCTTCAACATCGATTTTATAGATAGGAGTATTCGAGTTTACCTTCTTTAGTTCTTCTTTAAGCATCTTACAGGGTCCGCACCAAGATGCACTGAAACTAACTAACATAGTTTCTTTGTCTTGAATTTTTTTCTTCAGTTCTGATACACTAATTTCTTGCATTTTTAAAACTTGTTAATAATAAATTTATTTGTTGTCTATCTTTATAGTCATAATAGACTCTCATTTTATAATTATCCTCTCCCTCTAACTTAATTGGGTTGTACAATGTCAAATATATATAATACAACCCTTGTACCTTGCATATGTATTCCAAAACCAACTCTTTATTTTCTTTGATTATGGAATTTTGATATACGCTAACGACATTATTTTTTTTTATTAGAAGTTCAGGTGTAAATCCATGAGTGTCATTATATTCAAGAACACTAGCACTAGGATTCTCACCATAAATTATCTCTTCTTTATCAAAATTCAATAAGTCCATAGTTTTCATGATTAATTGAGGTTAATGAAGTAACAAATCCATTGAATCCCCACATAAGTTCAACAGGAGTTCTAGAATTATAATTTACAAACCAAACTTTTGGAAGAGTAAAATCGGTAACGACCGACAATTTATTTTCCAAAACTTCTATTGCGTCTTTCCAACTATCGTTTGGATTTTCATTAAATCTTGCTCTTGTTTGGGCATTCTTCCAAATTACCCTCCCACTATCAAGTTTCTTTGGACTAAACTGCATCGTAAGTCTTTCCTCTTTATCATTTCTAAGTGAGATAATGATTGATGAAAGATTATTGTTGTAAGTTTTAACACAGTTGGACTGCCAAGAACTTTCGTCAATGTACTGACTATTTTTTTGGAATAGAACTGGTGAGTACTTTATTCCATCAATAATAAAAGGTTTTTCTAAATGATTTACAAAGTTTTCATCAAACTCTCTATCATAATGACCTTGAGTGTAGAAATCATACTTGTCTGTAAATTCTACGTGTTCCTTTCTAAAACTAGAGATGTTGGTACTCTTCCATCTTACTTTTTCGTGTTTTGAAATTTCTTGGTAAAATCTAATATGGTCATTGAATGAATGGAACCCGCTTCCATGTTCGTAGTGAGAAAGAAAAGTATAATAAAAGTTAAGTTTTTCCTTTTTTGTTAGTTCATTATAAAATGGATATACAGTTTTTGAAATTGTACCAGGGTAAACACTGTTTTTATTTTCCACGAAAGTTTGAAGTTCGGTCTCGGGTCTTTCAAGTAAAAACTCAATTGTGAAAATTTTAACAATACTTTGTAAATCATAAAACTCAATCTTTTTGGATTGGTGCAGAATCTTTCTGAACTTGTCTCCTCTAAGTCCATAATGTTGCATATAAGTTTCAACGAGCTTCATTCCATTCTTTTTGAATAATCTTTGTGGGGGTTTGTTACCGCATTGTTTAAATGCCAAGAAATTATCGGGAAACTTAACTCCTTTATTTGTAAGATACTTAAAATACAAATCAGTACTAATATCAAAATAGTTTTCTCTTGGGGTAATTCCCATTTTAGAATAAAACTTTCCAAATATTTCATTAATATTTTTAAAATCCAAAACTTCTGCTTGTGGATACTCAGGGTTCTCAACAGTAGTAGTTAAAGGAATTACTTGACCGTAAATTTGGTTTAAACTATTGAAGAAATGATTACAGTGTATCTTCCTACTCTTCTTCCTTTTATTATATCCTGTAATATATCCGTGATAAATGTTGTTGGTTTTTTTATTAAAGGTAATGAAATAGACATCGCTCTTTCTTGAAAACCAAGTAACTCCAGGTCTTCTTGATTTATTGGTTATGAATAATTTAAGAGCAGTTTTATTTTCGTCCTCTTCAAGACATAATGTATATCTAGAAATCTCAATACGGCATAGTGGATTACCAAAATCTTTTAGTTCTTTATCGACATCCAAATATCGACGCTTAAAAACCCACTCTTTGTGTTTGTAGATTATAAATCCATAATTGAATATTTCGTCAATAGAAGGGTCACTATCAGTTTCTATAGGTGGGGAAGGTACAGGAACAGGGCATGTGTCCTCATACTCGGTGACCCAAATTCTTTCATGCACAATCTTATCAATTGTTTCCATAATACAAAGATAGTAAAAAATTTGACTAGTTCAAAATATATTCACCCCATTTTGTTTTGTGGATGGGAACCATAACTTCCACAACTTTTGTACTTTTACCGTGGAGCTTAACCAAAATGTCGAGGAGTTGTTTTTGGGTAAGAGTAATTTCCTCACCCTTGTCAAAATTCTGATATACAGTAATTCTAACTTCCATAAAGAATTTTTCTTTGTCCATCTCACCAAGGAGATTTTGTAAATCTTTTGGATTTTTTTCAAAGAAATTAATAAATCCTGAGATGTAAATCTCACAATCCACATTGTTTTTCATTTTTTCCTCCTATTTGGTTACAAATATAAAACAAAATTACGATTCACGCAAATAATATCCTCCACCAATATCAGCAAAACTTTCTTTTACGTCATTTGGTAGAACTTTGTCAGCGTTTGAATTCTGTACACTAATAAATGACAAGTTTGGCATTGTCGAAAGTCCATCAGGTAATTTCTCAAGATTTTTGTTGTCAGGAAGTGACAAGAATTCAAGGTTCTTCAATTTAAGAATTGACTCAGGAATACTCTTACAAATCTTTGTTAACATAAGGTTTTCAAGATTATCAAATCTTGAAATAGACTCGGGTACGTCAATTGATATGTCTTCACTTGAGGTATTCTCAATGTGTAGCATCATAATACTATCTGGAAGATTGTCAAAGATTTCGTCAAACCCATAAAGAGCCACGAACTTTCCAGCTGCGCTCTTTGGATAATTGATATTAACTTTGTCCCCTCCAGTTTTGTCAACGAGGCCTTTTGCAAACTCAGGCTTAAAGTAGTCTTTCAACTCTTTAAGTTTACCGTTCAATAGACCAACTAGGTCTTGTTGTTGGTCATGTCTGTCCATGAACTGAGAGTCAGGGAAGTGGAACTGATATCTTTCAACTGGAAGACCAGATACTTGTCCAAGTTCCGCTGATTCATTCGGAAGAACGACATAAAGTGGTCCTTTACTCAAATATCTTTTCCACCATTCAGCACCAGGTGAAGATGTACACCATCTTGATTCTCCTTTCTCCGGCATGTGTGACCCACCATAGAAACAAGCCGCATCTTTTTGAAGTTCAGAAGTACCTTCAATTTTAATTACAGTCCAGCTTGGTCCACGGAAAACAACTGTAGAACCAGGGTGTTCGTAACTCTTTTTAGCCTGTTCTTTCTCAGCTTTAGATGCCTTAGTTTTATCTAAACTCAAATCTTTTGTAAGTTCATAGACATCGTCTTTGGTTAGTTTTGCAATATCTCTCTTTTCTTGTGGGAAAGTATTCTTAAATCTTTCAAATTTTTTAAGGTCACCTGTAACTTTATAAAGGTCTTCTAAAAACAAACTCTGATATTGTTTCACTTCTTGAGCGTAAGCTCTTTGGTCTTCAGGGTTTGCCTCAATATTTGAAGGCTTCATAAAGTTCTTGATAAGCCAGTTAGTGTATTTACCAACTTTTACATTCTCCATATCCTCAATAGTCGCAGTATCAATATCAAATTGAGCGCCTCTTGGGACAATAGTTGTAGGGTCAGCAAAGATTAATGCCTTTAAAGTTTCAAAAGGTATTTTCTTCGGGTCAGGTTTAGCCTTTCCTTCGGGTGATGGTTTTTGTACGAGACTGTCGTAAAGGACCTTAAATCTTGAGTTTTCTAAGATAATAGATTTTAAAATGTTGGTGAATTTCATTTTTAAACTTTTTTATATAAATATATCAATAATTCATAATTAACAGTTCCTCACCCATATTTTGAGATTGTCCTTTCTTTGCCGCCGCCGCCTTAGCAAATTCTTTCTTTTCCCATCTATATTGGTCTTCAGGAAACCACTCGTGCAAAAGTACGAAATCATAGTAAGATAACGAAAATTTTCCTTCAATAGTTATTAACAATTTTGCCAGTCTCTCGTGGTCATCGCGGTCAAAGTCGTGATTTGAGTAGTAATTCTCGGTCTTCCAATACGGGGGGTCAAGATAGAAATAAGTTGTCGGACTATCAAATTCTTTTATAACATTTTCAAAGTCACCCAATCTGAAATGACTAATCCTGTTAAAATGTTCCACCCACTCAGGTTTTGACAACTTATCTCTGAATGTCAAATACTTTGACTTATACTTACCCTTCAAATCAATAAAGGAACTGGTTTCTGGTTTAGACCCACTGAATACTTGTGTTAAAACATAAGCGTATTTAGCAGCAATATCATAGTCGGGATAGTTTATAGTAAACCCATCTCCAAATATTTCTTTTTGGAATGTATTAAACTGTTCTCGGTAAACAGGTGGTGTCTCTTCAACTCCTTGTTGTTGGCAGGGTATGTTATTAATCGCATACAATAAAACTTCAGGATTCTGTAAACACATAAACAAGTTATAGTTTAGTGGATTGAAGTCATTATAAACAACCCTCTTTAGATTTGGATATTGTTTCAAATCCATATTGAAGAAACACCAAAACATTCCTCCGAATGTTTCTACATATGTTTCCATGTCTTTTGGGTAAAACGGAACTATCCATTTACCTATTTTTGATTTACCACCTATATAGCTTAGCATATAAAAATATAGTAAAAAAAAAGGACACTAAAAAGTGTCCCTTTCAAAAATAAAAAAATTAAATTTAAACTTTAGAATAACAGCAACAACGC